TATTAAGCGACGAGAAAAGTCTTTTATACAAAAAAAACTAACACATAGTATTAGAAGTCCAGCAGCAAAGTATTGGAATAATAAAGCATTATTAATGGAGCATGGTATTGATAGAGAAGATGCTACTGTATACAATACAGGAATAGTAGGTATAAACAAAAAGTCATTAGAAGAGTTAGATTACTTTGGATCTTTTGATTATATAATTGAAGTTATGACAGACTTAAAAGAAGAACAACCATCGATGTGGCCTTCTTATATACAACATATGTTTGGTTGGGATAATGAAACTATATGGGGATTCTATTGTATTAAGAAAAAACTTCAAGTACAAACTATAGATAACTATTGGCATTACTTTTTAGATCAAGGAAAGTTTATTCCTAAAGCTACTAAATTTATTCATGTTATTCATAAAAACTTTTATTCAGTGAGAGAATGGTGTGAAAAAAATAATATTTAGTATATACAATGATAATGTTGATCAGAACAATATTAGTACAAATAGCTATAAGTTAGATCAGTTTAGAAAGTATAGCAAGCAATTAGAGCAAGCTCAGAGAGAATACGCTAAGAAGTGTGATGCAGAATATGTACTGCATAGATTGGATATAACTGACTATACAGATTTACAATTTCAAAAGATTCGGCAATTAGAATTGTATGCAGAAGATTATGATCAGGTTTTGTACTTAGACTTTGATGTTGTTCCTCATAAACGAGCTGAAAATATCTTTGATGTATATGGAGATACATTAGCACTTCACTCATCTTATGAACCTATTGACCCTCGCGATCTAAAAGTGTTTATAGAAAGAGACACCTTTGATCCTCAGAATAGATATTGTAAAGCTGCAGCTAAAAATTCTATGTTAATTATTGATAACTGTCAACCCTCATTGAAAATATATAACACTGGTGTATTCTATGGTAGTAGTCAGGTCTTAAAGCAATTACATTTTGATAAACAATTAGTAGAATTAAAAGAATTACTAGACGAAGCTAGAGACGATTCATTATATCCTAATAACATATCAAAAAACTTCTCTTATAATAATGAAGTTTTCGTAACATATCTTATTGAGAGATATAATATTCCATGCATTGATATGAATATACAGTGGAATTATATACTAGACGGGTTTCAAATAGAACCGTCAGATACAGCCTATTTTATACATCATGTTAACAAAAGCTTTGAGCTTAGTTTTCCTCAGAAGCTCTGAATACTTTACAAGCTGCTTCTACAGTTGATATTAGATCTGGTGCTTGTCTCAATTCTTTCTTTAAAACTCTATCTTTAACATTTTTTATAAAGTCAACATTAAACAATTCCATCTTTAACATAAACAGCTGCTCTTTCTGAGCCACAGGATCAAATTCACTAAATAAAGCTTTGACGATAGCTTTGTATATATTACTATCAATCCCTTGATCTAAATCAAATACAAGTCCTCTCTCCTTAGCATTACGAATAACCATATTTTCGAATGCTATAGCACGTTTTTGATTATTAACATATGTCTCTTGCATCATCGAGTCAATTGTCGTTAATTCAAGTAATTCTTGATATTGAGGACTCTCATCATTAACTTCAATAACACTTTCAGTAAATAACTCACTTCCGTCTTCTGCTTCAGTATTATTTGGATCAGACCATATTGCTCTAATTGAATTATATTCGCTGTTTGTATACTCTGCTGATACTAATTCGTATCCTAAACTTTTCATTCTTCTTCTCCACACCATTTCTTACATTGGTTGATAGTTTTAGTTTCGTCTTTCCATGACTCAGGTAATGTTTTAGTAAACCATTCCCCGTTGATGATATCTCTCATATCATTAGTATGTATATTATATTTTTCTTTATTATCATTATACTCTCGCATAACTGAGCCAACGTCAGTTTGAGCTTTTTCTTTACTTATACCTTCTTGCTTTATATGCCAATTAACATTTGCAAGATAACAACAAGGTAATACTCGACCATCTGGGTTCACCAGTATTCTATTAGACTCTAACCACTTACACGTTATAATCATTAATTATCCTACTCCGCTGTAGTGTTTGAGTATTACCTTCTTCATCTGTAAAATTAAATACTGGACCGTTTTGCCATCGATCAGAAGGGGTGAAGGTTACTAACCTCGCTCCACGAGCTTTAACTAATTCTTCTATCTGTTTAAGATATTCTTCGTTGTGTTTAAATACAATTGTTCGTACTCTAGGTTTAGATAATGTATAAGATATCGATTCCATATTATCTAGTATTTTTTTAAGATCTGTGTTTCTTCTATAGTGAGAATGCATCTTCTGATTTATACCATCCACCGCAAAATACACTACTAACCTTTCACCTGCAATTGAACCTAGCCTCCACCACCATTCCTCATCTCGAATACTTCCATTTGTATCAATAGTAATTATAGCGTTGCTATTATCAATAATGTACTGTACCATTTCAATTAAGTCTTTATTCATTACAGGGTCACCCCAAGTTCCGCAGAAATTAAATGAATAATATTTAACTCTTGATTTATCTAAATTATAGGCCTTCTTAAAGGTTTCTAGATCCCATTGAATAAGAGGAAGCCAACTAGCTTTACCTAAACCATTTGGATCAGTTCTATGACACTGTGGACAAGCAGCATTGCAATATGTTGATATGTCTAAAAAGACCCGAAGACCAAATGATTTATACATTACCTACCTATCACCATATATCTAGTAAAGTCACCTAGATTAAGTTCACCTTTATATATTATATCTAAGTCTGTATACTCTACAAACTCATCTAATGAATGAGAACAATTTATGTGACAATTAAGATCAAAGTAGTTGTTGGATTGTAAGGCGATGATCTTATCACCACGCATTTGTAGTTCTTCAATTGTAGATATAATATCTTCTCTATCAATGTGTTCAACACTAGTACACGCAACAACATCAACATCAGCAAATAGCTCTGGAGTATTGAAGTCTTCTACCTTAAAATGTATATCACTATCGGTGAATATTATACGCCCTATTATCTTACAAATGGGATCTATATCAGAAGATATAATTCTATTACCAGCATATTGTTTCTTTAGAAGATAAGCTAGTAGTCCATTCCAACCACCAGCTACATGTATAATACCCTTACCTGCGTATACCTTAGCTAGTTCGTCTACCAACCATTGTTTACTCTTCCAGTGATTAGAATCAAGGGAGTGTATAATATCTTTTATACGGTATAGATCATTATCCCAATATTCATTCTCATACATTGAACCATCATAGAAGTTTTCTATCAGCTTCAATCCACGATTTAATATCTGGGCTTCCATAATCAACTTCCTCGAAGGTTACAATAGGTGCAGTTTTATTACTTAGATATTTATATGACTGTATAAGCTCTGGGTTAAGAGTGTTATAATCAAACCCCTCATGTACAATAAACCTATCAATACCAGCATACTTACGAAGGTAGTAATCTTTTTGAGGACTATAGAACTTATCCCATATAGAATGTATATAAGGATTATTTGTATCCCAAGCTGCTACAGATGAATTTATCTTAACATCAAAATGGTGTTTTACATCATCTATTACATGAGTTTTGTATGAACAGTCAACTAATGTTAACTTTTGCCAATCAATACTTTCTAATATTACCCAAGGATCTGATCTGATATAAACATCAAGATCAAAGAATATTGTTTTACCTTTAAGGGGAAAGTCTTTATTAAACATATATAGCTTATTCCACCAAACTTTCAAGGCTGGTTTAGACGGAATAGGAATAATGTTTATATTAGGATCTATACCAGAAGGATCATCTGTATAGCAATAGTAATCAAAGTCTTTTCTGACTAATGATTTATATAATGTATTAACATCTTCACTGGAATACTTAGTACCCCACTTAACAAAAATTATATTCATATATTACACTTGATATATTCTCAAATAGTGTGTTGCAGCTGTAACAGCAGAACCTGATGGAAATTCTTGAGTTCGATAATCATTTGTGTTTACTAATCTTGTATTGTATGATGAACTATTTAAAATGGTATTAGTCATACCTGAACCTCTAACATTACCAGCACCGTTAAGTCTATATCTAATTCTTGAACCAGTTACTTCAGATGCCACATGTCTTACACAATTCTTTAGAACAGCATCAAAGTTTGCAGTAGAGTACTGTTGAAGATTTTTATCAGCATTTCTTATAAATACCGGAACAGTATAGCTTACAGCACTTCCAGAGTTAGTACGGAACAAATAGTAATTAGTTATAGTAGTAGGTTGATCTTGAGTTTCTCCAATACCATCAGAAGTATAAGCAGCTGCATCTGCTCTTGTATCATTATACACAGGATTACTACTTATTAAAGTATGTCCTGATAGAGAATTCGCTGAATGAATCCTATATGTACCAGGTTGGTCTGAACCATCTGCTAGTGTATCAATAGCTGGATATATGAAAGTATCATACATGTCAGTAAGAGTCATAGATTGTATATTACCACTATTATTAAATACTGGAAAGGCTACATTATTAGTATCAGCAGTTTCAGATGTGTTTTCTGTTGCTTGTGATATACGAGCTATGTTAACTGTAACTGTAGATACGTCAGGTGTTTCAGCTTGTGTATCAAAGTTAGTTACATCTGTAGTAGAAGCTCCAGCTTGCAATCTTGTATCAGTAATAGTTCCTAAATTGCCACCAGATGATACATAAGACACATCAACAGAAGGATTGGTACCATAGAGGTATCTAACCTGACTCTTAATATTGTCTATATCAGTTGTACTCATCTCAATAAGATTGTTACTCCCATCAAGCTTAAGTGGTGTTCTAACAGCCATTTACTTAACTTCCTGCACCATATAGGGTTTTAACTGCTGTGCCTGAGCTATTATATATTACTAGTGTCACAGCACTTGTCAACTTAGCAGCATTAACTGCACCTGCGGCTAACTTACCATTCGTTACAGCTAGATTATTAATCTTAGCGTTTGTTACAGCATTATTAGCAATTTTAGTGGTTGTTACAGCATTACCTGAAATAGTAGTAGCACCATCTCCGGAAGATGTAACATCACCAGTATGGTTAGGATGTGAATAGGTGTTAGCATCTGTAGTACCTGTGTACCCTAAGTTAGCTAGCGTAATGCTTCTTGTAGCAATTGTTGCTGCAGCATCCGTAACATGCCCTAAAGTATCAGTAGTAACGTTAAAATCTAAATCTGATATAACAGTAGCGCCTGTAAGAGCACCTGTATCGATATTGATATCATCACCGTCATATGCTGGGTGAGAATATACAGCTGGCAGAGTGACTGTTTCTACATCTACAGCTGTAACATGACCTCTAGCATTAGAACTAACACTTGATATGACATCAAAGGATCCTCCGTATGATGCTGTTGTAGCTGATGTAGTATCTGTTCTTGTTATGTTATCATGAGCAATAGAACCGCTAGTAATTGTAATCTCATTACCACCTGAGAATTGACTTCTTATATCTGAAACACTAGGACCAGTATATTCAAATACACCTGTTCCTTGAGTATAAGTGAATGAGCCTAACCCTCCAGCATCGTTTCCGCTTACCTTATTTCTAAAGTCAGCATCCGTATCAATACGATCATCTAATTCATTAATAGCTGCTACTATATTGTTTTTAGCTGTTGTGTCTAAAGATGCGAGATTACCAATCTGTGCTAGTTGAGCTGAAGCAGAAGAATCTATTAAATTTATTTCTGATTGTAGCTCAGATATAGCTCCAGATACTGTACTGGCTGTAGTGCCCATAGCACCTGATGTTATAGTACCTAGCTCAGCATCAAGCTCATTTATACCACCAGCAAGTGTTTGTGCTGTTGTTGTAAGACTAGTACCAATTCCAGCGAAAGCATTAAGATTGTCAATCTCACCCTCTAGTTCAGATATAGCTGTTGATACTGTACTAGCAGTAGTACCCATAGCAAGAGAAGTTATTGTCCCTAACTCTGCATCATGTTCATTAATAGCTCCAACAATATCAGAGTCTTCTGTAGTTGTAAGATTACCTCTCCAACCCACATCCCTAGAGATAATATTAACTTTCTCTTGGAACGTCTTTACTGTATCACTAATGTTTACAATTTGCTTTGGCATATCTTACTTCTCTACTAGTTTTGTCAGTAAATCTTTTATAGCACTCATATCATTCTTAAGTTGATCCACGTCAGATTTAAGTTCTTTTTGTTCTTGTTGTTCCAGTTGCTGTCTATGCTTTCTTTCTCTAGCATAGTTAGCCTCTGTACTATTTATACTAATAATAGCGCCGCTATTCTTATCACGAACAATGTCTGTGCGACCCTCTACATTCATAAAGTCCATATTACACCGTCAATGCTATTACTCTTAGATCACCGAAACGTGATACTTTAGAACTGTTAGTTGATTTCATAACAATTTTAATCTGGAATTGATCAAAGTCATTAAGTGTACCACCTATTCCTCCAGGAAGATAACTATAATCTCTAAAGACTTCTGGATTATCATCTGATGGAATGTTTTCTTCTGGTGCAATTAATGTAAAGGCTTGATCGAGTAATCTACCACCAGTACTATTTGTTCTGAAGTATACATCAAAGCTAGATGCTGATGGTTTATTTGCACCAAGCATAATCTTAAGACCCTTAGCTTTTTCAGCTAATGTGATAGGTACAGTAAGATGTTTAGCTAGTGAAGATCCACCTCTAGCATTTGTTTCAGCTACTACATCTATAGCATTATTATTATCTACTCTGTTATGTATCGTTGACACTGATGTTCTCTGTAAGTCAATTACAGGAGAAACTTTAGATGATACAGATGTAAAGTCTACTTTAACAGATGTTGATCGTGCTCCACTTAGATTAGCATCAGCATTACGTTTTGTTGCTAGTAGCTTCGGCGTGTTAAAATAGATATTACGGTTAATTGGATAAGATCTATAAGATGTTTCTTTCTGATAAGCAGTTTCACTACCTCCGATTGATTTACCAGAAGTAAGTTTAGCATTAGCAGACACTGTAGTTAAAGGAGGTAGAATGTTCTCTACTTTTAACATCATTACATCAAACATATTCTGACGCTCTATTGTAAATTCTCCACCACCTGTTGTAGCAGATGTGGCATTTGCTCCAGCATTTACTTTAAAGTTATCACCATCCACTACTGTTACTGTTCTTGTACCGTTAATTTGATTAGCAGCAATACCACCAACTGCAGCTGCTCCAGTAATAAGAACATCATCACCTACTATAAATCCATGGTCTTGTAAAGCAATTGTTATTGAATCTGGATCACTTGTATTAGTCTTAATTGCATTTGTAATGTTTACAGCTGGTAGAGGACTGTTTTCTAAAACAACAGAACCACTAGTAGCGAAATCAGCTCTAATTAATTCAAAGGTAAGATCTTTAGTTTGATCTGGCTCCCATGTTCTAGCATTCTGAGACTTAAACAATGACCCTAGTGTAGCTTGTTTCACCATTTTTCTCTCAGTAGATCCTATTAAGAATTGTCCTGCTTCAGCAACATATACATTATACTCATTTGAATCTGATAGAAGAACAATTGCATACTCTTCATTACCTGTTAAGTATACTGGCTCATCAAATTGAAATGTTGTAGCAGTAGTTCCATCAGTAGATGTTGTGATTGCGCTAGGAGCTTTAAACACTACAGAGCCTGGAACTACACTATCAGAAGATGGTACACCGTTTACCATAGGTCTTAACTGAGCAATAACAGGAGCAGCCCCTGAGGCTGGCTTAGAACTAAATCTAACCTTAATTGCTGTGATAAACACACCCTCTAAATCTTCTACTAAGAATGATTGTGCTAAAGGATCTACATTTATAATTCGTTCACCTATTACTCTAGACGATATAGTTCCTATTGCTAGATCAACTAATCTTGTAGATAGTACTGTTTGTTGTCTATGTGAATTTATACCTCGTGCATAATATTTTGTACCTGCTATCGAAGTAGCATACTCTTCATTATTAGAACTAATATCTAATAAGTTAAAGGTACGATCACCAGCATTAAATTTAATTTCATCTGTATGTGGTAAGAAGAAAGAACCTTCAATTGTACCGTTTACATCAGAAATTAAGCTTGTTGTAGGTGTATCTGGATGTTGAGTAAGTTCATTATAACCTGTGGAATAATCAGAATCAAGAGTAGATACTCTTTGAAACGTTTGAGCTTTAACCCAACTTGATACATCTTTGTTTGCAAAGAATGGGAAGTGACGTGTGTTAGGTTTCAATCCTTGAGCTTTAAAGAATATTTTTCTTGTACGCATAAATGGAAGGAATGTGCGACTAATCTCTACACCTTCTTCATCAATAAATTCTGTGCTTGTTCTAAGACCGGTAATTCTAGCGCCTGTAGTGTCCCTTATGATCTGCTGAGCAAATCTACGTCCATTGTTGACACCATCAACAACGATCCGTCTTGTTAAGGCACCAGCTCTATCTCGAAACGAAGTATTACCTATTAAGTCTCCAACACTTAGAGATTCAGCACCAGACCAGTTAAAACTCCAATCATTCCATACCTGACCAGAAACATTTCCTTGTTCAAATCCACCATCTACTACGATTGGTTCTGAGTATGTTGTTTCAAACCATTCGTCTGATGTAGGTGATAATTCTAAGAAACCGCGGCTAGTAACAACAGCAAATGGATTTACATTCACTGTACCAGTTACATAATTATTATTGATATAGCTAACTTCATCATAGTTTAAATATACATTGTCACCTTTAAGTACAACATTAAGATTGTCTGTCTGATCACTATCATAAAATAGTTTAACATTTCTATTAGAAAATGACGGTCTTAACTCTCTTAATGTAGGATCAATAGCTGCTTTATAATCAATTGATGTTACTAGAGATCCTTGTTGACCAGTAAAACTATCAACAAAGAATCCTGACTTATTTCTGTTTAATCCATTAGCATCATAAACTTCAAAGTTAGATGTTTCAAGTTCTAATAGACTTAATGAAGTAGTTTCTTCTAAGCTGGCTACCCGCTGCTCTAGCTTACCAATGTCTGCCATTGTAAAGCGTTTGTATGTAAGTAATTGACTATTGATATCATTATCATCTATAACGTAAGGGTTAAGTGTTACGTTAAATAAGTCTAATGAATTTTCAGGCGACTTAGGAAGTGTAGGTTCTATCGCTTGAGTACCTTGTACAACACTAATTCTACTATCTGTATCAATAACAACCTTAGCTGCTTGACCTTGATAATAATTAACATCAAAGGTGGTTAGATCAGTTGGTCTTGGAAGTTCATTAATCTTAGATCCAGATCCAAAATTGCCTGAACTATTAACAACAGGTCTAAAGTCGATAACGTTTCTTAAATTAACTACAGATCCATCTGCTTTCTCAAAGTTTGGAATATCTTCATAGTTTACTTGACCTGTATATGAGTTAACAGCAAAGAAGTCTCCACCAGCTCCATGCTCAAAGTATTTGTATTTAATATATACATTAGCTGCTTGTGTATTACCAGCAATAATGTTTAGTTTACCTAAGTCATACTTATCATCTCTTTGTCCGTTATCAGTTTCATAGATAGCTGCTAATGAATCACCATCAGAATCTACTAACTTAATAGTGTCGAATGAGAAGATGTCTGGTTTATCCAGTGTTACACTACCATCACTATCAGGAGTAATTGTCTGGGTACGTGATGTTAATGTCTTAGATCTAACAACTCCAGCTGATTTATTAACGTAAGCTAATACCTCATATGGGTTCTGACTTACTGCAGCTCCAGTAATATTAGCTGATTGAGTACCAGCACCAGATACTGATGCACCTGTATCTATATCAGAGTCAGCAGCACCCATTACCCATAGAGTAGTGTCAGAGAAAGTCTCTCCAGTAGCTGTTAATGATATAGTAGCTTGACCAGAAGCGTTTGTCTGAGTAGAAAAACGTCTTTGTACTGTAAGTGAGATATCACTAAGTGATTGTGGTCTTGATTTAGGAAGATCAAATAGTAGATTACTACTAGCAGCGTCTTTTAGAACCGCTTTGTTTATCTCTAAGATTAGATTAAAAAAGTCTGTATTACTAGTACCAATTGATTTAACATCACCAAAGTTTTGACCTGAATTCATTGCAATATCAAATAGGTATAATCTAAAGTTAGCACCATCTTCTTCTACGTGACGCACTCTAGCTGTACCGATAGTTGATCCACCATGAGTTACAGCAGAGCGTAAGTTCATAACTTGTAGTTCGTTGATATTAGGTATACCTTTATTACCTGTTACGTTAATATAACTACCATAATCTGCAGCAATAACCTGGTTGTTTTCAGATGCAGATGTTCTAGGCTTATCTAATGTAATAACAAAATCGCTAGGATTATGAGCTCTGTAACCATCTACGTATGCTGTACCTGAACTAACAATAAAATCAATCTTTGAGTTGTCTGAATCGTTTGTTTCAAAGCTAAGCTCAAACGGCTTAACAATATAATCACCAGACTCTTCTTTGGTTCTTCTTGCAAGAGTTTTATCTATTTCGTGATAATTATCAATTGCTGATACTTGAGAAGTTACTATACCGTTTCTAACTTTAGCAACTTCAATATAGTTCTCATCAGAGTTGATTTCTGATTGCTCAGCAATAGTAAGTGAGATTCTATAACGATCAGCACCAGGAGATGATAAGTTAGGTGTAGCACCTTGGTTATCAAATAATGAATTATCATCTGTTGCTGTTAATATATCCTGTACAACTTTAAAACCTATACTTGTTGTAGGTGTGTTGGAATACTTAGAAACAATTTTTGACTGCTCTTTAGCAAAGACAAAATGATCTTGAGCAAAGAAATCACCAGCATGCACAGAAACTTTAGCACCCTGTCCAGTAGCTGGATTAGATACAGTGTTAGTAGACTGTACAGTAAGAGTGAAACTTGAACTGGTTAATGTATCACCAGCTGCAACTCTCACAGGAGTAAGCCCACTAGTACCGCTAGATGTGTTAGTGTAGGTGATATACAATGTAGCTGGATCAGACCCTGTAGCTGCTACTACTTCTAATACTTTAAAGGCAATACCACCAGCAGATGTAAACTCTACTCCTACCAAGTCTGTTATAACAGCAGGTAAAGCGTTTGTAGTAGTGTCTAGCTTAACAAACTCATATTGAGTGTTTAATGTTATGCCACCTGGATTAACTGCAGCGCCTTCTTTAAATATATGATTACCTAGTCTCGCTAGCTCTCTTTGCATAATTGTTTGCAGTTGAGTAAGCTCTCTAGCTTGTAGTGCACGACCACTATTGAACAACACTCTATGGAAGTTGTCGCTGTCTTTAAAGTCATCCCTATAAGTAGATGAGAATATTTCTGAAGTAAACGCTTTTGTCATACTAGTCTTCCATTAAAGTTGGATAATAATTTTTATATCTTCTGTTTGATCTGCTGATCTTTGTATTGCTGCTCTATTATCTATATACATTATTTCACCTGAAGATGGATCAACATCTCCATTAACATATGCATAAGCGTCACCATCATCTCCAAATGATTCTAGAATACCAGCTCCAGAACCATTCGTTTCTGATATTGTTTCACCTTCAGTGAATGCTGTAAATTGAGTATCTGAGTCTTGAATATACCATACAGTGTCTGAGTCTGATTTAACAACATAAGCTTTTGCTCCAGATGTAACTCCGAGCAAAGTCTTATCTGTAGAGAACCCTGAAGTGATATCAGCAAATTCCATACGTCTTAGAGCATTACCTGTAACTCCAGTATAAAGAGCATCAGAGTCTGGCAATTCTATATTCTTAATAAGAGACACTTGTCTAAAGTCATTATTAACAACCCAGTTAGATCCTTCTGCACCAGCTGGTTTAGCTGTAAACATCATTGCAGTTGCTTTAAGATCATCTCTTGGATCAGCACCAAATCCTGCTGCTGGACCTATAACAGGTCTACCTTTAGCTCCTGTACCAGAACCACCTGTGAATTCAATATGAGCATAAGAGTATGCAGAACCGTGAGCTTTTTGTCCATCAGAATCCTTCACTACAATCTTAGTTACTGCACCGCCATTAATAGTTGCAGACGCCTTTGCTTCTGTACCATTACCTACTACGGTTACGATAGGAGCAGTTGTATAACCTGAACCACCATTAATAACTTGATAACTTGTAATTTGCCCAGCAACTGCAGCGTTTTGAATACCTACTTGTTCAACATGATCAGCAGCATCATCTGAATCAAATGTACCAAACTTAGTTACAGGCATAAAGTTAGCTGATAAGAATTGTGATGCTCTCAAAGCACCAACTGAGTATAAGAACTTCCACACATAACCATCAGCCGTTTCAAAAGATGTAGTTAATGTACCAGTAGGTTTAACTGTAGATGTAACTGATTGACCAGTAGCAGCTTTACCACCTTCTAAGCAAACATAAATGTTATTTTCATCTGTAATAACATAGAAGCTGTTTGTAGGATGTCCTACAGAGTTATCATTATAGCCTTGATATATTGCTCCTAAAGACCAGCTGTATCTAGGGATAACAAAAGAATGAGCTTCAATATTTTTAACAGATGTCATATTGTATTGAGCATCTCGAATAGTTCTAACAGTGTTAGTTGGGGTAGGTGCAGCATCATCACTGTCCCAATCAACAGGTCTTCCTACACTAACATAATAATTGTTAGCGGCACTATCAATATCCTCTTGAAGGTTTAAAAGAATCTCTTTTTTGAATCTATCTGTAATAATTGCTGGCATTTTATATCTCTTATGTTATGCTACGTATACTAGTGCTGCTGCGTCACTAGAAGCGTATGTTTTCTCTGACATTAATAACCACCCATCTGTGTTATCAATCCATACACATTTTACTAAAGCGTTAGCTCTAAGATGTAGTGTAGTTCCATTTTGGAAAGTAGCAGGAGTAATAGTTACCTCTCCTGTACCTATATTAGCTAGTGTTTTTGTTTCACCAATCTGTGTACCGTTAGCTAGAGTACAGTTGATAGCTCCACCAGCTTCAAATATAGTAAGTGCTTTACTTGGACTTATAGCTGCATCATCATCAATTGTTTCAGGTACATATCTAATACCTGACTGAACATGAATAAGACCATTACCTGTTCCTGATAATCCTAAACCTACATTTGTATCTGTACCTGTACCGGCTACTTGAGGTACACCATTTGTTGCTGCGTTACTGATTTGAATTTCATTAACAGCAGATACAGTAGGAGCTAGTTTAATTATTTCTGCTGTATTAGCATCATTAATAGCTGTAGTAATATTAGGAGAAGAAATGGTAGGTGTTGTTAAAGTTTTATTAGTTAATGTCTGAGTATGAGCATTAAATGTAAACTCATCGTTTGTTGTAAGTAATGGTAATGTTATAGTTCTATCTGCAGCCAGTTCACCTACTGCAAACACGTATTGATGATCTGAACTGGTATCATTAATTTGAGGTAATGTTAATACTGGATCTACTAATGTTTTATTAGCCAATGTTTGAGTGCCACCTACTAAAGCAACTGTACCACTTGTATCTGGTAGCATGATTGTTGTTTTAGATGAGCCTTCTATCATACCGAGTACTGTATTATGAGTCAACCCATAGTAAACTACTCCACTATCTGCAAGAGAAAGTTTATTCGTTACTTGAGCACTATCGCCACCTAGAAGCTGGTATAGCTCTCCAAAGTTATCATTTATCTTTCCGGCAGCGATCCTGAGTGTATCACCTGTACCATCATTGGCTAAAGTGCCTTTATTAATGTTTTGTCTTGCCATTGCTAAATCCGTATCTGTGGTTAGTTTTATTTATAATGGTTATTATGCTGAATCTGAATCATAGTAGGTATATTTAACTTCATCCATAGTATCGAATACTGAACGATCTTGGCTGAATCTCTGAACTCTACCATCTGTACCAGCAGAATCTTCATCAAGTGTTGGGCTAGTAGTACTAATAAGCTCTCTAATAGTATCGTAGTTGTGATCGATTTCTGCAAGTGAGATATCTTGAATAGCTTCGATTGCTTCTGGTAGACCTATTCTTAGTTTACCATAAGTTCCTCTACCATCTGAATCTACTTCACCTGTAATATCTGTAGACTGTAAAGCAGTTCCAAGAGAAGCTTCACCTTGTACAACTGGGTTAAAGGATATACCTTCAAAGTCTGGCATTATACCTAACTGCAAAGAAGCAGCAGCTTCTAGAAGGACTTGTCCTCCAAAGTACATCCCAGCTGGATGTACAAATAATTTGTAAGCCTCTTTCCATTGAGATACAGGAATATCTGCTTTAATTAAAATAGCAAACACCTGATATAGTTTATCATCAGTTAAGAACTTCTGTGACTCAGGACCAATACGTGATGTATCTTCCCCTATCATAAACCTGTCTTCTTTTGTATATCTCACATCTGGAGTTACACCAAAGAACGTTCTAAAGAACTGTTGTATAGAGTATAGAGTCCCTTTGGATCTATAGAGATTGTTTGAGTATTTTGCTGCAGCTCTTTTATTATTAAATCCTTCAAAGTAAGATTGACCTAGAAGTAGCTCATCCTCTATAAAAGATAGTAAAGATAAATCATTTGCTGTAATGTCTCTGGATGTAATTACATCATGTACTAGTCTAGCTGGAGACTGATCAGAGTCTTCGAATTGATTATACGCTTCAAGTAGCTTGATTAGTTTAGGATAATCAGCTTTAAAATAATCTGGCAGAACTTGATCTACTAGATGATGATCAGTAAACCTATAGTCTCTACGTAGGTTATCTTTTAGTGTATAATCTCTAGGCATTTTATACTGACTCTACTGTAACTGCTGATGCAAAGGATGGATCTTCATCGAACTGCAGAATGTCTTCTCTCTGAGGTGCTATAGCACTTTGATTAGCTGGCACTGCTTTTATTTTGATATAATTTACACCACCTATAATACTAGAAGGTTTTAATCCAACTAATGATATAACTCCACTAGCAGGATCAAAGCTACCTACATTATCTACAATAACTGTATCACCGTCCAATGTAACAACTTGTAGTTTATTACTGCTTAGCTTATTTCTTATTTTAGCTGATTTATTATTAATATTAAAAGCAGAACTGTCTATAATAAAATCTTTATCATCTGCAGCTTGAATAGAAGTAGGGAATCTTAAATCAAAATCATTCTGAGCATCTAAACGAGGTATAATTCGTTGTTGCATTTTTACTTCCATTCGAGAAGAAAGCACAGCTGGAGATACATCATCAACTAATGACAGAATGTTAGAGCGTCTAAACGCTTGACTGAACTTACCAGTATTAACACTGAAATACTCTCTTATTATTGTATTAACAGAGTCTGTAACGCTATTTAATGATAGTGTAGTAAGTTTAGGATTAAACTGGAAGAAAGTATTTGTTTCTATAAAAGTGGTTACTGGATCTAAATATCTTAGCTTGAAAGATACAACAGCTAATTGATCTACTAGATCTTGTATACTATTCTTAGTTGATGTCTTAGTAGCGTCTGTAACATCATCTTCAAAAACAATAGACATATACACAGCACCAAACTCAGGTTTAAGTGCATTCTCTCCTCCAAATGATTTAATATCTTTAATAAGAGTAGAAAAGTTTCTTAACACTAATGATGAGTAGTCATCTGCAGTAACCATTCTGTTTTGTGTAGCATACTGAAAAGGAGCATTAGTTCTGATAGATTGCTCTGATTCTTTTACATCACCGCCAATAGAGTTAGTAACTGTCTGAGCTGTTATGGTATACCCTGTACCTCCAACATTAACTTGAGATATAGGAGTAAACAAAGCCCCGTCATTAGCTATTGGACCGGATACAGAAAGATAATCAACTTCTATTTTATATCCAGCTTTTGGAGTAATACCAAAAGTAACTCCGTCTCCAAATGATAATTCAAAGAACTCATTAGGAGACTCTTTTAAAATATAAAGAGCTGTTTGAGCGTTTATAAGAGTTGCTTTCTTAATATTTTGATATGTAGTAAATGCTACTGATGTAGGTGATTCATATACTCTAATTATAGCAGTATCAATGTCCATATTTTTATCAGGTATAATATATAACGCATCTTGAGATATAGCATCAGCA